GCCCAGAGGGCGCTTGCGCTTGCAGATGCATTGCTGGCGGAGACCAGACGGGAAGCGGAGGATAAAAAAGTAACGCCGCCCGTGGGTTGCGACGCAGACGAGCGTGCACGAAAGGCTCTGGTCGCGGATTATACGGAACTCGTGGACTGTATTAAGAGGGCGTAAGTCATGATCAAACTAGCTATTGCCATGGGTTGGGGTATGTTAACGGGGTTAGCAGTCGGAACGATGCTGTCATGCGCCCCTACGTTGCCCGATAACGTGATTCCAGTTGAACCGGCCGCAAAGACTGGCGTAAGATACTTCCCGCCACCTGTAAAGGGCTGTGCGGACTATGACGTGGTTGTGGGGGAGGGCCAAACGTTCGATCTAGCCGACGATGTGGACTATTCTGCCATTACTACGAGCCTAACTGGCTGCTCACGGCAGTACCGAACGCAGAGTCCGTGCCTGGTAATCCTGTTTAAGGCTCAAGTTGGCGATTACATTGCCAAGTGTGGACCTAAACAGTAGGCCGATAGAACGATAGAATGCTAATCGAGAAGGAGACACAGCATGGCTAATTTAGTTCGCTTTATTGTTCTTACGACCCGGGCCAATACACCCGTATGGATTAACCCGGCGTACATTATTAGCGTGGGGTCGGCCGGCTATGATGGCGAAGAGGACGGCGGCACGTGCATTTCGTGTGCCGAGGACAGTTATCTAGTTACGGAATCGGTTGATATCGTGTTGGAGAAGATCAAGGCTATTAAGTTTCAGGGAGAGAAATGCGGCCCGCGGTAAATAGCCCCTGTACTGCCGATAAAGGGAGGTAACCATGTCCTTTGAACCTACGATACGCAAGCATGGTGCAAGCGACTACGGTCTTTACGGCGGAACCGGTAGCGGGATAGCCACGGAACATGGCATCCCATTGAAACTTTGTCCCAAATGCCATACCGGTAGGGCCGTAATAACGTACCAATACGATGACACGCCCGGCTTTAGGGAGACGGTGTATTGGTTGGACTGTGAATCGTGCGGATACCAAACCGGCGCCACTAGCTGGCTGGCCCATTTGATCGGTGTTTGGAATGGTACGCGATCCGCAGATGACCGAAGTCCAATACGCGAGTAGTATACTATCCCGTCCTTCTGGACGTTTATATAAGCCCGCCACCCCGTCGCTCTTAACTCTGCCTTTTCTGCTCAACTCCATAGAACTACAAGCCAAAACGCACCCGGACGGGGGGTGCGCTTATCTAATATCTGGTCCAAACTTTGCAAGGCGGCTATTTGGTTCTGGCGAGGGGCAGGATATCGGTTGACTGGGGCAGAACTTTAGTCTAATCTGACCCTATTGTTCGATTACCGGGGCGGTTGGGATACCGCTGGGAAGTACTCGGGCAAGGCCGCAAGATTGTTGGCAAACGGTGCTCGGAACTCTAATCCTCCCGGCGGAAGTCCGGTGGCGAATTAGCCTTGGCGTGGGGACTCAGCACTGACAACAGAGCGGTATCTCGGGTTAGGACGACCCAACGGTATGCTGGTACGCGCTAATGTGAACCTGTTAAGCCTAGCGTATACCCTCCCCTGCAGGAAGTTAGCAAGCCCAGCATGGCGTGTCAGTTTCAGACGAGAAGGTTTAGGGGTAACGGTTCCTTCGCTATGGTTTCCTCCGCTCTACCGCTCAGGACTTCGTAATAGGTAGAGACGCACCTAAACTGGACAAGATGAAACGCGGACGCTCACCGTAGCGCCGGTATCCCTTTCTGAGCAAAGGAGGGGAGGGGTGTGCCTAATAGATAGGATACTCTGACCCGGTGGAAAACCGCTCGATACGGACTATACAAGCAACATCCTCCCCGTCCTCCCTAGCCCAGTTGGCTATCTCCTGTGCAGCGCTTAGGTGGCCAAAGCCCCGGTTCCACCCCCCGGACGCCTCGATAGCCTCAGATACCGTCTCGCCTTTTAGGACCACGAAGAACTTTATGCGGGGTTGCGGTCTAACCATGGTGTGTCCTTTTGTACACTATTAGGGGGTGCCTATGCCATTCGTTAAGGGACGTGCTAAAACCGGTGGCCGCCGTAAAGGGTCGGCTGCTATTAAGAAACTTCTCCGCGCCGAACAGGTGCTAGCTAATAAAAATGTACACCCCGTGCTGGAAATCTTAAAACTGATAGGGGAGCTAGACCCAAAGGACCAGGTAAAGACTTGGATCGAACTCCTGCGTTTTGTACAACCAATCCCCCGTAGTGTGCCGGAGGTTGAAAGCGAACAGGATGGGCAGCAGCCCATGTTGGACCTTGCCAGCCTCCCGACGGAGGAACTTGAAAGGCTAGCGTCGGTTAGCAGCATCGGTCCCGCCCCGGGGCAGAAGAGCTAGTCCTCCTCGCACACGTTATCCTTGACTACATTGCCCGGCCCGGCCGTATCGGTAATCACGATAGCGTGCGTGTCCCCGTAGCAGGAGTCGCCCGCCGGCGCCCCTGGTGACGGTTCTGGCGTCGCCTCTGGCCCCGGGCTAGTACTTGGGTCAGCCGGCAACGGGTCCTCCGGGTCGCTATCGTCTGGGTGCCCGCACTCCCACAGCAGGACGAGCATTGTTAGCGCGACGAGTAAATACTTCATTCCATGTACTCCCCTACGAATAGCACAACTGAGATTAGGAATAGAGCTAGTAAACTTATGCCGATAGCGACGAGGCTCATTTCTTTCTCCTGCTATATTCGCACGTGCAGCCCCTAGCGAACAGGTCGCGAGAGGCGCATGTGCATGTTGGTTCTTTCTCCGGAGCCTGGTACGGCGGGTCATCGACTAGGTCGTCTTCTCCGTCCGGCGTCCAGTTGGGCTTATTGAGGTTAACGCAACATGATTGACAGTGGTCGCTAGTTGGCGGCTCAGCCCGATACTTACAGGAAAAACAGACGCGCAAGTGTCACCCCCCTCGAATTAGTGTTTCGTCGGCTTCGGGTCAGCGGCACCGAAACCCGGATACGTATCCTCGTCGATCGGGCGCTTAATAGGCCCTGCGTGACTTCTGAGTCCGTGCGGCCCCATCAGGTAGAACTTGTCAGACGTCTTATCCGACTCCACGATAAGAAACGCAAGCCCGTGTTCTTTCAGGTTCTTATCAACCCAGAAGCATTCGTAGTCCCCCTCGTCCTTGAGCATCTTGTTCAGTTGCCGGATAAAATCGGACAGCATGATTTTCCTTTCAGGCATTGCTAACCCCCAGCTGGTGTACCCTAATAAAATTTAATACCTCTTCCTTTGTCTCCGCCGCGAACAGCCAGAACTCTTTGTCCTTCTCCGGGGCGCAGCACCACAGATGCCAGCCGGTGTCTTTTCCGCTTAAGACTGTTACGGGAACCTTCCTGGCAATGTACTTGCGGTATTCTGCGAACTGCTTCGGGCTCAGGGTAGCTTTAGCACATCGGCAATCTTGGCATTGGCATGTACGTTCCATGGTTTGTCTCCTGACTAACATTCCTATCGGACACTTTCAGAGGAACTTTAGCGTGGCTAATAAAAAATTCTCTGGAACCGTTCAAAGAAAAGCTACCGCGATAACGCCAGAAATGCGGGCTGCGGCGGCTAAGCATTTGATCGAATTGCGAAAAGCTAAGATCGATAGCCTATTCGACCCGGCCTTTCCCCAACAACGGGCGTTTATCGATGACCCGGCCAAGCTTAAGTGTCTGTTCTCCACCCGCCGGGCGGCTAAGTCTTTCACGGCTGGCCTATACATGGTATCGGAGGCGTTAAAGAACGCTAGTTGCAATATCCTCTTTATCGGGCTAACGCGGGAAAGTTCCAAGAATATTATCTGGAAAGATATCCTGAAGTTCATCAATATCCGTAACGGCTTGGGTGCGGTCTTTAACGAAACGTCACTTTCCATGACGTTCCCGAATGGCTCGGTTATCCGGGTGACGGGAGTGGATGCCGATGAAGATGAGATGCGAAAGCTTCTTGGTGGTAAGTATCGCCTTGTATGTATTGATGAAGGCAGTCTTTATACTGTCGACACTCGCAATCTTGTTTATGGCGTTTTAAAGCCCGCAACGGCCGATCCTAACGCGGCAGGCGAACGCGGCACCATCTGTATGTTCGGCACCGCAAGCAACTTCGTACGGGGTCTGTTCTACGACGTGACGACGGGTAAAGAACCGGGCTGGTCGCTGCATAGCTGGTCGGCACTTGATAACCCGTACGTGGCCAAACAGTGGCAGGAGGAACTGGACGAGATTTCCAGCCAGCGCCCGCTCTACATGGAGACCCCCCAATTTAAGCAGTGGTATCTGAACGCTTGGGTAGTGGACCAAGAGAAATTAGTCTATCGGTTCAATCCGGGGCGTAACCTATTCCACGAGATGCCGATCGGTCTCGATCCCACTGGCTGGACTTTCGTGCTCGGCGTAGACCTAGGGTGGGAGGACGATACGGCGTTCACTCTTGGCGCTTACCACCTGAACCAGCCGATATTGTACATCCTGCGGTCAGTTAGCAAGAAGCACATGACTTTCGATCAGGTGGCGGACAAGATAAACGAATTCATGGCCCATCGCGACCAGGCCCCCTGCCGGGTCATCGTGGACGGCGCGTCCAAACAGGGCGTCGAAACTATGCGTGCTCGGTCGAATATTCCGTTCGAAATAGCGGATAAGCTTGGTAAAGTCGACTTCATAGAGTTGATGAACTCTGACTTCGTGCAGGGGAAAATTAAACTAAAGGACGGGTTGGATTGCGCAATCCTTACCGACGAATACACGTCGCTTGTGTGGACCACCGACGGCGACAAAATTGTTGTGCCTAAGAAGGAGCATCCCGCCCTGCCGAATCATGCCGCAGACAGTTGCCTCTATCTTTGGCGTAACTCCTTCCACTATCATTTCGCAGACGCCAAAACTAAGCTGGTCACCGGTAGTCGGGAGTGGTATGCTTTAAATAGTGACACGGAAACTATCTGGCAGTTGGAGCGCGAGAAGTTAGAGCACGCCCAGGATACCGGTTGGAGCGAGGGCGGCGGGTGGTCAAGCGAATTTCCAGAGGTGAAAATATGATTAAGAAGCCGTTCTCATTCGGGTTTAGCAACCGCGTCTGGCAAGTTAAATACGTTAAGGAAATTGACGGCGAACCGGATACTCTCGGCTTGACCGAGACGGGCCCTGCCGTTATCACGTTGCGGAAAGACTTGGACGGCCGGATGCTTATCTCGACGCTGTACCACGAGTTAAGCCATGTGATTCTCAGCGTATGCGAGGACTCCATACCGAACGCCGAGGAACTTATCTGCAACTTGATGGCAGAAGGGCTGACCACTATTATCCCGCAACTCCCGAAGTTTTTCAGATGAGCGTTTTTAGACAAATTCTTTGCTTTTTGGGCTTTCACGGCAAGTGCCCCACCTTCCTGTGGACCGGGACAATTTCGGGCAAGAAGTTCAAGTTGTTGCCGACGGTCTGCC